GACAATTGTAGCCTTTGGTAAGTTGCTTATATCAAAAGTATGTCTTGTTCTTGAGACTGGAAACATTAATACATTTTTCCAATCTGAAGTAAAGAGTGCTTATGATGATGAGTTTACTTTTATCAAATCTCAGAAGGCTCGTATCGATGTTGGCCGCAAGGCTGACATTGATGATGAGTCTTACGATCGTCGTGTTCATGAGTGCATTGGCACCACTTTGTCACTTTTGAACATTTGCAAGGCTAGTGAAAGAGCTTATTACTCTATCCGTCTTGCAATTTTGCGTGAAATCCAAACGTCCCGCACCTTAGCCAAGAAGGAAGGTATCCGTGAGAAACCTTATGGTATACTTCTTTATGGTGGATCTGGTGTTGGAAAATCAGCGATTGCTAATGCATTGACTCGTTTTGTTCTTCAATCCAACGGATTTGATTACAGCCCTCGTGCTGTGATATCGTTGAACATGGAGGATAAGTATCAATCCGAATTTGCTACCCATCATAAGGGAGTAATTTTTGATGATATATGTAATACTGCATTAGATCGCACGGAAGGATCGCCTACTTTGCCCGTTATTATGTTTTTGAACAACATGACAATGGCCGCTTTGAATGCTAACGCTGATTTAAAAGGTAAAGTGATGATTGAACCTATGGTGGTTACAGCAACTACCAATGTTAAGGATTTATTGTCCAATCAATTGTCAAATGAACCTTTGTCTATTAATCGTCGTTTCGAGGTCACTATTACTCAGAAAGTGAAACCTGAGTATTGTAAACCTGGAACACAAATGTTAGATAGTTCGAAGATTGCCCATATGTCTAGAGATCAATTTCCTGATTATGCCACTTTCACCGTTGAGGAACCCCGTTACAAGGACAACAAGACTGGTGATAAATTTAAATCAGGAAAAACTCAACATGTCACGTACGTGCCTCGTGTATTTGAGGGCAAACCTTTAGTTGATGTTGATATCAAGACATTGTTGCGTTTTTTGAAGATTGATTCTGAGAAGCATTTTGCTCATCAGAAATCATTTGTTCAATCACAACGTGATTTGGCTGATATGCCGTTGTGCAAGTGTGGTTTACCAGTTGATATGTGTGAATCTTGTCCTTTGGATTCACAGGCTGGTATTCCTAATATTAGTGAGGTTGTGGAATATCTTACTGTATTGGAAGTTCGTGTTATTGCATGGTTGAATGCCTTTTTGCAAGCTCTTATTGTTTCGCGCTTTGGATCAGCTATTGTAGCTTATCTTATGCGAGATAAATTGAGGGATATTGTTATGAACAGCATTGGTTATTATCTCATTTGTGTTGTTATCACTTTGGGATATGATATCTTCATGCATGTGCGAGGTTCGTGGATGATTCTCGCTTTAACACTGCTATACTCAGCTTATGTTACCGCGCGTTTTTACATGGTCCGTCGTTCTGTCGTCAAGAAGTTTGCTAACATTCCTTTGCCCTCGCAGTACATTCGTGACATGAGTTGGAATGCAAAGTTGAGAGTTATGTACTTTTTGATGTCCATTGGAATCTGGAAGGTTTTGGTTGTGCTAGCCAAGAAGTGGAAGACACTTCCTACTTCCCAAGCTGCAAAGCCAATTACTTTGAAACCAGATGCCAAATCATGGCAGAATGAAACTGAATTTTGGGATGTGCATGCTCGTGAACGCAAGTATCTTTTTGGAGATGCTGGTGTTAGTGAGAAATCTCGTACTATCACTGTTGATAATTTCACCAGCTTGATTGGAAACAAGTTAATGGTTATCGAGAAGGATAGTGGAGAATTTTGTAATGTTGTTCCATTGAAGAGTAATGTTCTTTTGCTTCCAAATCATATGGTTACGTCAAATACCGAGTTTGTGACGTTGACTAAGATTGGAGGACACACTTTTAAGAATATGCCTTTGGATGACAAAGTTGCCATGCGCGTCTCAGGAACAGATTTTGCTGTTTGGTACTGCCCTGGAGCTGGATTGCATCGCGATATTATTGACTATTATCCTAAAGATATTGATGAAGGTAAAAAGGTAGAAGTTTTTACTATTTATAATAATGAAGGAAAGTTGGTCAAATTTGCGAATATGATGGCTACTCGTGGTAGAGTTGTCACAAACAAAGGAGGAACCTTTCAGGGGTATAAATACAGTTTCCCTGAAGGTACCTTTGGTGGTTTGTGTATGGCAACTTTGATTGGTAAGGTGAATGGAATGCCATTCATTGCCGGTCACCATTTGGCTGGCAGAGGTTACAATGGGGCTGCTGGTGTATTGACCAGAACTGCTTTGTTGGAAACTATTGCCAAACTTGATGAGAGACCATGTGTGTTGGTTTCTCATTCTGCTACTGCTATGGAAACGCAGAGTATGGGTATTGAGTTCGGACCATTAACTGCTCCCCACGAGAAATGTATCACGAACAATTTGGAGTTAGATGCCAAGATTCGTGTGCATGGGGGACACAATGGTTCTTCTCGTTCCACTCCTAAGAGTGCTGTAGTGACTTCTGTTATCTCATCCGCCGTTAAAGAAGTGATGGGAATTGAGAAGAAGCATGATCAGCCTAAGGAGATGGGTGCCCAGCGTCATAAGGAATTGGACATTAGCGGTAAAGTTGACACTGCCACTGAATTTGATTCGGAGTTGCTCAACAAGGCTGTTACTGATTACGGTCTCAGCCTTATGTCAATTCCTAAGTCAGAGCTTGCGAAGGTTGGCAAGATTAGTGATGATGCTAATCTAGCTGGTCTTGATGGAGTTTTGGGCATTAATGCGATGAATTTTTCAACTTCAATTGGCTTCCCTGGAAAGGGAGCCAAGACACAATTTGTTGAAAGATCCGATCGTCATGTTGAGGGAATTTCGTGTCCTCGTGATGTTGATCCTATGATTCTTGAAGAAATTAAGAAGATGGAAACTAAGCTTTTGGCTGGTGAATCCATCAATACTGTTTTCAAGGCTTCATTGAAGGATGAACCCACAAAAATGACGAAAGATAAAGTGCGTGTATTTGCTGCGGCAAACATGCCATTTGTTATGCTTGTTCGTAAGTATTTTCTAACTCTCGCTGCTTTGGTGCAGCGCAATAAGATTGCTACCGAATGTGCTGTTGGAACTGTCGTCCAGTCACCTGAATGGACAGAACTGTTTGAGCACATTGGCAAGCATGGATGGGAGCGTGCCATCGCTGGTGATTATGCCAAGTTTGATGGACGTATGAGCCCCCAATTCATGTTAGCTGCTTTCAAGCTTTTAATTAAGCTAGCAGAAAAGAGTGGAAATTATGAGGAGGATGATCTCACTATCATGCGTGGCATTGCCACTGAGATTTCATACCCTACTTATGATTATTTTGGAACTTTGGTTCAGTTTATGGGGTCAAATCCATCTGGACATCCTTTGACTGTTGTAATTAATAGTCTTGTTAATTCCCTTTATTTGCGTTATTGCTGGTATGCAATTGCAAAGGAAAAGGGATGGTGGAAAGTTCCACTTTTTAACGAGAAAGTTTCAGCTATGACTTACGGAGATGATAACATTATGACCGTTGCGAAAGGGTATGATGATTTTAATCATACTGCTATTGCTGAACAGTTGGCTAAGGTTAGTATTAAGTATACCATGGCTGACAAAGATGCCGAGTCTGTACCTTTCATTCATCTTAGTGAAGCTTCTTTTTTGAAGCATTTCGCTGTTTGGGATGACGAATTGGGCCTGTACAGATCTCCTGTTGAGGAGGATTCGATTGCCAAGATGTTACATGCACACTTGAAGTCCAAGGTTCTATCTATGGAACAATCAAGTGCTGAAGCAATTCAGAATGTAGCGTTGAAGTATTTTGAATTTGGCCGTGAGGTCTACATCAAGCGAGTTGCTCAGTTGGAGCAGGTTGCACGTGACGCTGGTATTCAGAGTTACGTTGGACCGATCATGAGTTATGATGATCGTCTCGCTTGGTACCGTGAGAAGTTCGACCTTTAGGTTGGCTTCATTAGCCCGCCCTGGGGGCTTTATACCTTGGGCCACCGTAACTATACGTTGGATAAGCTAAAAATAGTTATTTGTGTTTGATTAACGCACAAGCTGCTAGGTTCTGCATTACCTAGTTTTTGTGGCCAGCTACACAAATAGTCATTGTATATATCGTTATTTAGCGATGGGGTGACGCCCAATAAAATAGCACTGTTATGTTGTCGATTG